AAACCTAAACCAACAAAGAACCCATCTTTAGATAATATTATCTGTGCAGTATCACATGTAACAGGCGTTAGACTGCATGAACTATTATCTAAAAGAAGAAACAAAGGTATAGTAGATGCAAAGCAGCTATACATTTACATAGCTGTTGAATCTACAAATCAAAGTTTTACAGCTATAGCACATGGCATAAACAAAGATCACACCACAATTTTACATGGCTATAAACAAGCCAAAGTAAAACTAGGTGATTTAGTTTGGTTGAAAAAACTTCGCCAAGCTACAGAATTAATAGGCTTGCCAATGATTGCATAGATGCAGTAAGTTGTGTCCATGTTAAGTTATATGGAACAACTAATCAAAGCGTCAACTGAATGTAATGTATCTATACTCAAAGCATTTAGGATGGCAAACGTCCCTACCAGTACATACTATCGTACTATAGCTGGTGGGGATTTACGTTTGTCTACTGCTAAAAAGGTTTTGAATGCGATCAGACTTCACGCATTACAGCGAACCGAAAGCAATTAGTAGCAACTGGCAAGCAATAGTCAGTGGTTTAACTATACTGCGTAACAATAACGGTTGGTCACAAGAAGAACTGGCTGATCGTATTGGTTGCGCTTCTTCCCTTATACATAAGTGGGAACAGTACAAGCGTGTTCCATCTAACTTTCTTTTAATATGCTGGTTGGATGCGCTTGATGCCAAGGTCGAGATCAAAACGAAAAGCTGATACTGTTGGTGCTAAAGCTACTTGCGATTGCTGCCAAACAGTTACACAGTGGTACATAATCAAAGGCAATAAGCTACTGCTATGCTTGTCATGCTATGAGGAAGAACGATGGGAACATCTCAGCGCAACAAAGGAAGCTATCACGAAAGATGGTGGGTCGAATGGTTCAAAGCGCGGGGTGCGGAAGCAAAGCGGCAACCGTTGTCAGGCCAATTGGGAGGAGAGTTTAGTGGCGACATCCAAATCAAAACCCCGGATGGAGTTCTGATTGCAGAATCTAAATACCAAGCTGAAGGTAGAGGGTTTAGCTTTCTAAGCAAAACTCACAACGAACAGCCAGCAGATATATATCTGCTTAAACAAAAGACTGGCCCCAACTTTATATGTATTGAGGTCAGCAATCCCATAGCTACAAAAATAATTGGCTGGATCGCCACGCAATAGACGATCCAGCCTGTGAGGTAAGTCATGAATGGGGCAAACCAATCCCCAATTCATGATGCACAATAACTGTTGATTAAGTCAACGGTTTATTTTAAGCTGCATATATGCAACATGTAGGAGGTATGCATGAATGTTATAGAAAAAGGACAAGAGTTAGCAGACGATCTGTTTGACACACCAGCGTTTAAGTTAGCACGCAGCCGTGACCCAAGCACCAGCCATGATGCTGCTGACGCACTTGATGTAAGCAAAATGGAACGCCTTGTTTTATCTGCAATAATTTCTTTTGGCAGTGCAGGGTGTATATCAGATGATGTATTAAATATACTGCCTGATTATAGATACAGCACAATCACCGCACGATACAAACAACTGAAAGAAAAAGGCTTAGTATTTGTAGATCAACGTAAACGCAAAGGCCAATCTGGTAGACAACAGTTAATCATGTGGTCAAAAGAGTTTTACATTCCAACACCATTTCAAGATGTTTAGTCATATGGCTGATGCCATGCGGCTAGAGGTAGACGATCCTCTAGCCAAGTGGCTGCTTGTTACACTATGCGATTATGCCAATGAAGCTGGCGAGTGTTGGCCCTCAACAGCCACACTCGCCAAGCGTACTGGTATGCATCGTTCAAGTGTAGCTAAAAAACTAAACCATCTTGAGGAGAAAAAGCTAATCATCAGAATCAATCGACCATTTGAATCGACACTCTACCGTGTCGCTGTGAGCGACAAGGGTGTCGCTGAGAACGACAGTAAGCTACTAGAACCTACTAATATATCTAATAGAGATTTATGTATTAGGTATAAAGTAGAAGTAGAAAAAAGGTTTGGCAGTAAAAAGTTTCATCACAATCTACGACAGGAAAAGTTTGCTGATGATATATTGCAGTCAGGTCAGACTGTAGATTCTTTTATTGCAGAAGCAATCAAGCTTCTTGATTACAAACAATCAAAGAAACAAGACCCACCATACTCATTGCTTTACTTTATTAACCGCAAAGAAAAGCAAAACAAACCTATGGATGTACAGGGTTTGATAAATAAAGTAGTTGTTAATACTAAGTTTTAGTGCAATAATGCAACATGTTTTGGGTGAACTTGTGACGGCTAGTCTGGTCGATAGGCAGTGTAGCTTCACCCAAAATCACCGCAAGGCTACACTGCCATAGACAAGGAGGTATCATGGAACGCAAAGGATTCATAGGAGGATCAGATCTTTACAGCATTATGCGTGGAGATTGGCACGACTTATGGCTGGTCAAAACTGGACGCAAAGAACCTGATAATCTTGACCATATATTCAAAGTGCAGCTTGGCACATATACAGAAACATTCAATATTGATTGGTTCTGTAAAGATACAGGATATGAAGCTTATGAAAAACAGCAACAGTTTGAATCTGTTGTTAATGGCATACCATTCAAAGGCACAGCAGATGCGCTTGTAACTTCAGAAGAAAACAAACAATACTTGCTTGAGTGCAAGCACACTAGCAGCAATCGTTCTATGTCTGACATGCTGGATAACTATATGCCACAGATACAATTGTACATGGCACTGTCAAAGTTAGACCAAGCATACTTATCAGTTATCTTTGGCAATGATATTGATTATTGTTGCGTAGATTACAGTCAAAAATATTTTGATGTTGTAGTTAAAAGGTGTGCAGAGTTTTGGCATTTGGTTACGACTGATACAGAGCCTAGCTATGATGAAAGCACATGGAAGATTGATTGGTCATCAGTAAAAATAGATGGCCTCAAAGCAAGAGATGCAAATAAAGATAACCACTTTATGTCATTAGCACATGAATATGTAATGACTGTAGCTAAAGCTAAAGAACATGAAGCATGTAAGAAAGAACTAAAGTCACTCATTACAAATGAAGAACGCGAAGTCTATTGTGATTTGTTGACTATCAAACGCGATAAGCGCGGTGCTTGTCGCATCACTGTAAAAGAGGAAGTCAGTCATGGATAAAAACCAGAAAGAAAAAGTATTACCTATACCATCTACTATGGAAGCATCCTTGCTTGCATGGTCTAACAACAAACCTGTCTGTCCGAAGAATGGTAAGGCACAGTATGGCAAATACTCTACACTAGAAGATGTCATAGCCACTGTAGATCAGGCTGCAAAGTATGGCCTTACATTTACACAGGTAAATGATTTCATCATTACAGATCAGGGTGCAGTTGTTGACTTCATACAAACTGAGATGATCCATGCTTCATCAGGTTCTGTAAAGATAGGTAGAACACCAATCAAAGTTAAAGACACAAGCAATCCGCAAGCTATGGGTAGTGGTATTACTTATGCTAAACGGTATGGATTGCAAGCCATGTTCGGCTTAGCATCCGATGATGATGGCAAGGATGCTGCTGGTAGTGCGGCAGCAACAGGTAATAAAACTATCAAGCGTGTTAACCCAGAAGAGGATTTCTAAATGGAATATGATAATACAAATAAAGGTGTGGCTTACAAGCCATTCCCTGAACAAAACCTTATATTGTCAGGCAAGCTAGATGTTGATGGCACACAAGAGCAAGTAGCTATCATCAGTGCTGAATCTAAAGATGGCAAGAAAAGGTTAGAAGTGTTTATGAAAGTAGGTGTGCTGTTTCCAAATGAAAAGAAAGCAGAACAGAAAGAAGGTGCGCCAGATTACGGTGGGCCTATACAGCTAGATGGAGAGGAGAAAAGACTAGCTGCTTGGAAGCGGGAAAAAGATGGCAATAAATATATGTCGATGGATATATCAGAACCACGACCCAAGACAGAAGATGAACCACAAACAACACAGCAACTGACGGACAATGAAGTCCCCTTTTAACCACTTCAAGGTGGCGATCGCCCGGATTGCCACCTTTTCTACTACATTAATCGCTCTAGGATGCCCACTGACGGCCTTTAGCACATGTCCGTGTATGATCCTACCCCCTAAATGGAGGCAATAATGGCAGTACCTACAATGCAGGAAATAAAAGATGCTCTTAGATTGGTAAGTGACAACCCATCATATAGAATGAAGATCGGTCGTGATAACGCCAAAGAGCGAGGATTAAAAACATTCTTTACCGGCACTACCTGCATCAATGGACATGTTGCAGAAAGATTGGTTTCAAATGGTAACTGTGTAGAATGTTATTATGTAAACAGGAGAGCATACTAATGGATAGAAAGGAATGTCTTGAGGCTGCTCAAGAAATAACATTAGACAGAGAAGCATCTTATGGTACGCCAGAAGAAAACTTCACATTGATTGCTGACCTATGGTCACAGTATTTGCGTAAACGCATAGCAGCAAGAGATGTTGGTATGATGATGGTGTTACTTAAAGTAGCCAGATTAACACATGGCAAGCATGATGACAGTCTTGTAGATATAGCTGGCTATGCTGCAATTACATCAGAAGTAGAAGCTAAGTAATCAATCCCTTGCGATATTTATTAACCTTATCATAAGTTAGTGTTTCTTTTCTATTACCCTCTGGTTTGTAGCTACAATGTATCCAGCCACTGTTGCCGCCAGTATAGCACTCCAATATTAACTGATCGAAATCAAGGTTGTCCTGTATCCATACAGCCAGCCCATAGTTATCTACATTAGCAACTTCAAAGTCGGCTGCCTCACCCTTTGCGTGCTGGCTGTGGATATTTGATCCTATAGCTACACACAACTCACCACTACGAAAACCAGACGATACAAGAAACGGCCCATACTCATCACGAATCGGCTGCAATATATTCTCACACAACAACTTCATTGATTCTATCTGATCATCATCAGGTGTATTTGGAATGTTTCTTCGTTCTGCTGTCTGGCTTTTTACCATCTCATCTAATGTAAAGTTGGCTGATAGTTTCATTTCTTAAACCCTTTCAATCCGCGTATTCCAAAACTCGCACCTATTGAAGCGTACATTGCCCACTGAAACCATTCCGGGGTATTAGATAAAGCAGTAAATCCATCTTCAACATATTGTTGCGTAAAAGGAATAAAGCACATAGCAATTATGACTATAAACAAAATAGTCCACGCCTCATCCTTCCAGCTATTATCACTAGCTTGAGCCATGATTTTTTCCCAGCCAGCTTCATGTGTTGCTGCTGTAACCATAACCTGTGCTTCTGCTTCAGCCCTAGCTTTAGCCACAGCACCCTTGGCTTTAGTCTGCTCAACTTTAGATTCCATCCATGACCCAGCAAGGTTTGCTATAGGGCCGATCAATGCCTGTATCATTCTATTATCCTAACAATATAGTTTGAACCATCATCGTTCTTCTCAATCACAACTGTTTTGTTTTCACAAGCATACCTAACTGATGTTGATTTTTTGTATAGGTTTCTTTCTATCTTTCGTTTGGTTTTAAGACATTTAGATACTTTCTCAAATGCGGTATGCTCTGCAATATCACCGCCCATATAGAGTATCAGTGTAATTGTTTCAGTTACCACGTTTTCCGTTCCTCATTTTTTCTATCTGCTCTTCAATATTAGTTAATCTTTTTTCGTAGAAATCTAATGTTAGTTTTTGTTGTTGATCGTGTGGCGCACGACCTTCATCTATTTGTTCTTGCAGTTTTGCAAGTTGCTCAGACAAATGTTCGATCAACATAAATTGCTCACTGTCTGCTGGCAACGAACCGGCCTCTCCTCTCGGCCATTTAATACGAAATTCTGTGTTCTGTTCTAAGTCTGCCTCAATCAAAATGATTGTGTTTTCTATGCTGTTTAATCTTTCTATAATCCCAAAGTAAGCCCAAGTACCAATCGCTGCTCCAACTACCATCGCAATCAAGTTGCGAATAGGCATAGATAGTTCAGTGTTTTCATTTATCTTGGTAGCCACTATTCACCCTTATGTTCATGCCCCATCCAGATACCAAACACTCCTGTCATTACGCCCATAACTACAGATACAAACGCAGATTGTGCTGCTGTAGGCACATCCAAACCCATAAACCATTCAGCGCAACGCCATGACATAACTGTACTAGCTAGCATCATGCAGCGAGGCAGTATCTTCCAAGCTAAAAACTGTTCGACTGTAATCATAACCTTCTCCTTCAACACTGCGGGCTATTGTCATAAACATTACAGCAAAAAGAAATATCGCTACCAAGAGTACACAGAAGATAATTGCACACGTTTTAATTGTCTCTGATATTTCTTGTTGCCTACGAGCCGCTTCAACTTGCGCTTTCTTAATCGCTTCCTTTTGTTCCCTAAGTTTCTGATTATGATGATTAAGAATCTCTTGCCATGTGCTTGGTTGATCCGCTGGTTTAGGCCAACGCATATTAATCATCGTAGCAATTTCTTGCATTTGCTCATTAAGTTTTTTAGCTTCAAGAACTGCATCAATTGAACTACGGATGTTGATGTCACCAACACCAGCTTGCTTATTACGTTCTTCATTGAGTTTCTTTTGCGCTGAGAATAACGTACCGATCTGGTCTGAAATATCTGCAACAGATTGAACATCATTGATGCGTGCCTTAATAAACCCTATAGCATTGGAAGCCGCAGTAACCGCAGCGATAGCTGTTGTTATCGGCTCCATTCATCAATCCGCATCTGCTATGGTGAGTTCGCCAGCCGCTACTTGGCGCATGATTTCTATGTATTCTGTATTTCCTGCCGCCAACGGGACAGACAGATGACTTCCATCAAACACACAATTAATACAGGTGTTTTCACCCGTGATAGGGTCTAAACCATACTTGGCGTTTGTTATTGTAGCTGGCGTAAACATTATTATAACTCCGATTGAAACGCTATATATGCACTGGCACTATTATTAGATAATAGTTCCGCAGCATTACCTGCTGCAAAATTACCAGTTGATGCAAAGTAAATATTTCCAACATTTTTATCACTACCAAGTGCGTTTATAGCGGGTACAGCACTACAAGTGTGAACTATGCCAGCTTCATATGCAGCATAATTGCTGGCTGTTCCTGTGGTTTCTAAGGTTGGTGTGTCTCTCATTTGAACAGGAAACTCAACCACACCATTAGAAGTATTTGCATTATCACATGAACCTACAGTATATCGTGCATATGCTGATGATCCACCCATTCTAAAATAATACCTCTGACACTTGCGTAGCGTAGTTCCAAAGTCCTCATGCTCAAAAGCGGTGGCTACATCTCCAATTTCAAGCTGGATGCCTGTTAAATAGAAGTTGTTTGATGTGTTATCCATCCAGTTTACTTGATTAGTAGTAGTAAAGGCGGTTGTGTCTGTAGTCCAAGTTCCATCCGTTCCACCTGTGTATGTAGAACCTTGTGCTAGATTCCAAAATATTTGAAAACCTGTTCCATTATCATCATCTATAACACCAGTAGCAGATTTTATTTGAGAATCTGGCTCTATGGTAATAGTCTTATGTTCCCAAGTATTAGCTGAAGAAATTGAAAACTCTTTTGGGAAAAGCATTGTTGATGCAGAGCCAGTACTATCTTCTTTATATCCAGTAATACAGTATGTGCCAGTTTTATTTGACTTAACCCAAAATGAAAGCGTTAAAGTTTTAGCTGTCGATAATCCATAATCTAAATGTTGCAAGTCTTGTGCTTCAATTCTCTGAACTAATTGAGCGTATTGACCAGCAGCTAAAGAAGTATCTGCCGTTGTTACTTGAGCCTTCAGTGATTTACTAAAACCTGTTGGTGCATCTGTAGACTGTTCAACAGTATATGCTCCGTCTGTACCTTCCCAAGCAACATATCTATCAACACTAGGATAATTAGGATTACCAGCAGCTACAGCACTTGTTGAGCGTTGAGCAACCTGCATCGCACCATTGATGATTAAATTCTTATTACCTAACGCCTTTTGCCCACCAATCAGTGCGGCTAATTCTGCTGCTTTACTCATGTCTAGCCTCCAATGCTTGAAGCATCATCTCTTGCTTTGCGGTTTTGGTAGTCGCTACGAGCAACGATGAGAGCAACAAAGTCAGCCTGATTAGAAGGGATAGCGTCAGTAAAGCTATCATCGTTCATCAGCTTTGTTGTCCACTCTGATTGCATACGCTTCCAGCAGTTATTGATTTTGCCATCCACTGCTGCCTGTATCCACGCATCAAGACCAGCATTATCGCTATCGTTGTACAAATCGTTGCTCAAGATTTGCTGTTGTAGATCAGTCAGTGTGACTGTTTTAGTGTGATTTGCCAATTTATGTCTCCTTTATGACAGGGATATTTCACCCGATTAACAAATTAGTGCGCCTGTAAAATAACTTGCTGTTGAAACGGTTACTTGCGCTGTGCCACCTGACTGATAAAACCGCATATATGCTGTATCATTTGCATCCATATCCGCTGTTATACTCAGAGTGGGTGTCCAAGTCTCAGCTTCTTGGTCAAAAGCACCAGAATCAAATATTATAAAATATTCTCTATTTGATGTGAGAATACTCCAATATGTGTAAGCAGCATCCTCATCAATATATAAAGTATATAGTTGAAAACTTAATTGATACTTTCCAGTAACAGGAGCAGTAAAAGTATTCGATGCAAAGTTTGAACCCACATCATAATGTTCTGTACCAAACGCAATAGTAATATAACTGTTAATAGCAAGATTGTTTATTGCTGAAGCAGGGCTTACAGAAAATGTTGGTTGCAGGGGCTTGGTAATTTCGCCATCGCCCGTAATATTCATCGCAGTTGTATTGTTTGTGCTAAGAAGCAGCGGGTGATCTGTAACTGTAGCAAGATTTAACCCAGCAGAATAAACTTGCAGTTCACCAGTCACGCTATTAGTTGTGTCATCAATTCGCACGGATGAACCGCCACCACGATGAATGTCTATACCACCACCCGTAGCAGTAGCAGGGCTTGTAGTTCCCATACCAATTAAATCGGTGCTTGCATCTACAAATAACTTGTTTGTGGCTACAGTCAAATCATCTGACATAGAGACAGTGCCGCTAAATGTACCGCCATTAGCTGCGCTAACAGTATCAGCCACAGCAAAGCTATCGTAGACGATCATCTCGACAACATCGTTAGTGCTTGCCCCTGTGACTAGAACAACGCTTGTGCCTGTCGTAGAAGCGTAGTCAGTGACAGGCTTGAGAAGCACACCGTTCTGATAAACATCCATATACAGCGTGTCACTGTAGGCAAGGGCTATGCCGTTGGCATCGTTGCCACTAAATGTCGTTTGCCCAGAGGTGGCTGCGTAGATATATCTAGCTCTTACGCCATCGCCGAGGCTGCGTCCTATGTATGGCATTAGCTCCACTCCTCTTCTGGCGCATCAGGCCAAGTTGGATTGGCTGGGTTTGTTTTGCGAATAGTGCGTACACTCGCACGATATGTTTTAAATGCCGTTACACAATCTGAAGTCAAACCGCTATCAGATAATTGTGTCCAATCACTTGCTTGCAATATAGCATTAGCCGTTTCTTCAACAGCCAATTCAACCGTTGGTCTATCGCTAGAAATGTTTTTATAGTTTGCCATATTTGTTCCTACCCTAGTAAGAGATTAGCATTGCCATCATCAAAATTGCCTGTTGCTGGAAAAATCCTAACTGTCGTACATTCAGCCCCAAGAGAAATTTTACCACGCCACGCAATAAAATAAGCGTTATAAGGCGGTGAAAAAATAGATGAATCCATGAACCAAAAATTGCCGCCAAAATGCGTGAATTGCAGTGTGCCAGTCATTTTTGCTGCGTTGGCTGTCCATGCAGTTAATGAAAATTCTGTCGCAGTTTCGCCATAACCCTCAAATGAATTTCCGGCTGTACCATTTGAGTTGTGGTTTACGTAACTTGAACTTGAAATAATGCCACCCGAGGTTCCAAGTCTTACTTCTAAATTACCGCTAGTTGGCCCAGATACGTCATCTAAAGTCACAGTAAATCTGTTTGTGCCTGATGGTATTGTAAAGTCTTTGTTAGCCAAACCAGACAAACTCACAGGACTGCCTTGTAATTTTGGATTGACAGCAAAAGGCTGTGAAAATGAAACCTCCCCACCATCTGCAATAGTTATAGCATCATCACCATCAGTAAACTCAATTAATGGTGTCTTGAGTGATGTTGAACCAGTAAGACTTGTTCCGCTAACTGCGCCAGAAAATGTGCCTGTTGTTCCAGAAACCGCACCAGTAGATGTAACTGATGTAGCAGTCAGCGCAGAGGTGCTTGGATGCTCAACGCCTATAACGCCTTTGCCAATATACGCCATTAGGTAATCTCCATAATGCTCATGGTGACTGAGGTTTTATCTGCAACCGAGCAATCGACTTGGATTTTGTCAGTTGTCTCAAGCACGACTTTATTGCCAGCCAGTATCTCAAGTGAACCGCCAACAGGAATGGGTGCATCTTTAAGCAAAAACGTAGTTGTGTTTGTTGCTGCCCTACCACCACCGCTTGTAGTGCTAACCAGTTTAACGCTTGTTGTGACTTGGCTTGTATGTACGTTTGCTAACACCATGCCTAAAACAACAGCCGTTGTGCTACTTGGCGTAGTGTATAAATCCTGTGGCGTACCAGATGATGCTGGCATCACATCATGGGAAATTACGCGAAAAGTATTAGCCATTTGTTTTCTCCTATCCGAGAGCTATTGCTAATGCGGTAACATCATCAATTGTTACTGTTGAATCCACACCACTATAGCTAAATTGAACAGTTATACCGTCATCGTTGCTAAATGTGCCATTAGAAACAACATGGGTAACTGCAACCTTGCTATAACCAGAAGCATCAGTAACAGCCCCTGTAACTTTAAATAAAGCATAAGTAGAGGAAGTACCTTCTTTAGTAACAAGCAACATACCTCTTGCGGTAGAATTTACAACGTCATCCCAAGACTGAACAAAACCGCTTATATCTACAGAATTATCATCTGCATCATCTACATAAATAACAGTTACAGAACTTACAGTAGAATTATTAAATGCAAGTTTACCTGCTCCCGGATCAGCATCACTAGTTGAGTTACTCCAAGTTAAGGCAAGGCCAGCATTAGAACCATTAGTACCATTACTACCAGCCGCACCAGTAGCACCAGTAGCACCAGTTGCGCCAGTAAGACCAGTTGCGCCGGTAGGAATACCAAATGTAAATGCAATATCATTACCAGTTACAGCAACAGACGCTGTAGAAGAACCACCAACACCAACCGTATTTGTAGCTGCAACACTAGCTGTTTTTAATTGTGTTACAGCTTCTACATTACCAGTAGAACTATTAAAACCAAGAACTTTTCCAAGACGGGCTGATTTAAGTGGCAATACTAAATCAGCCGCAGCATCAGAATCGTTAAGAACTAATGCTCTGGTAGTATCATCTTTTAGATCAGCAGCAATGCCAATCATGCGGTCAAGTTCTGTATTTAAGGTTGCAACATCAAATGGGCCAGATGTAGGGAAATCTGTTACACGATCAAGATCTATATCTCTAGTAATAACTACTGTACTGCCACCACTAGCACCAGTTACAGAGTTACCAGTTGTTGTATGAATATATCCAGTTGTGCCTGATGTATGTGCTTGAGAATTACCAGAATCGTCTGCTGTTGTATAATGTGTAGTTAATGTTTTCTTTGTACCGTCAACGTATACATTCAAATCGTCATCATCAAAAAACTCAAAAGGCACAACAAATGCACTCTGTGTTGCCCCTTGGTTCACAGTATAAGATATACGAGGTGAGTTATCACTTAAATTAATAGTCATGCTAATCCCCTATCATAGCAACAATGCAGTCTACAACGCACAATCATCTCCTACCATAATCGTTCATTAATGCTTGCACATCATTTCTAATCATAGGTAAGCCAAGAAACGGCAATATATATCTCATACGTTCAGAAGCATCAGTAGTATCACCATTAAAATAATCTCTAGCAGAACGTGCGTAATCTAAACCAAGCCCTACTGGTGCGCCAAACGGCTCAACAAATGCATCCATCATACGTTCTTCACGATTAGGGCTTACATACTTTGGTGGTATAGGAAAGTCCTCACCAATCATGCCAGCGTTACCAGCTATGTTTAGTCCAGTATATGCAAGGTCAGAGTAAATACCCAACACGCCAGAATGATCTATAATGCGTGCCATGATTTCTGGTGTCTTACGTTTTTCAAACCAATAGTCAGGCTTCTTAATTGCAAGCGACATATAAGACAAACCAATAAGTGCTGCTATACCTTGCAATCTATAACGCCTGTTAGGATCACGAATAGCACCAAGTATCTTGTTGTTTGCACCAAATGCAAAATTCATAAACGTAAACGGCAATGACATCATACCGCTTTCAATGCGAACCATGTTTTCATTACCAGTACGCAAACGCTGCTCTATTTTAAACTGAGATGGAAATACTTTACGCACAGATTGAAAAAATGGATTATCACGAAGATAAGCAACGCCATCTACAATCAATGGCTTGTCGAATGTTTGCCCCATAACAATAGTATTGTTTGCATGTGATGCTATTGCAGCTTGATACTTACGGACTATATCACGCTCTGCTGCTGTAGTCTGAGGCCATGCATCTGTATTAGCAAACTCAAAATCCATACGCTCATGTTTGCTTGTAGGAGCTTTAGCTATAAACTTAGCCATATCCTCATCAATGCCATAACGAGCAAGATACTCACGATCAAATAGTGAAATCTTACCATCTGCCCATTTACGAGATAATTTAACAAATTTATTATTTACTAAAATCTGATCTAATGTTTTGCCAGCAAATGTAATAGGAGCAAGGCCATTAAGTGTGTACATAACTTGGTTGCCACGTTGAATTATACGTTCATTTAAATTAGGACGTACTTTTCTAGCAGTGTCATTAAGCAACTCTCTTGCATACACATTTTTTGTTATATCTAATAATTCACCAGCCATTTGTGCTTCACGAATTACAGCACCAGTAAATGCTGTATCAGTAGCAGCAAAACCAGCAAACATAACATCTCTCATACCATGCGCCATAACAATAGAGCCAGTATCAGTAATTGCAGATACACCAGCAAGAGGCAGGAATGTCCACCCTGTCCATGCTTTAGCAGCTTTAGCAGCTTGATTATCCCAACGATCAGGATTGCGTTGCAACGTACCCATTACACGCTCGTAGTCGCCATACCAATCTGCAAGCAATCTACTACGTTCTTTAGGTTTTAAACCAGCACGCATCATTGCGTCATCAAGATCTTCTAAAACCTCATCAACATTGCGACCACCAAACTTTTTAGCAAATGAAATCTGTCTGCCAACTCTGTCCATATATGTGTAGATAGAATTGCTATCTAAGTGTATGTAATCAATAATTTTATCTACATCTATATTTGTTTTACGTTGTTTTAGATGTTTAATCCTGCCAGCTTTATCAGCACTGATACGACCATCCATTAACTCTTCTGCATCTTCTTGCATAATACGGCTAAGTGTTCGCTTTGCATCTTCTTCTACACCATCAAGAGGCTCACCATTAGCCATACGTTGTAGTTTAAAATCTTCTTCAAATATTCTTTCTAACGCTCTACGATTAACAGTGTCAGTTAACATTTCCTTGTTGTAAAATATTGGCGCAACAAAGTTTTGCCTAAGTGGTTTGCCTATCTGCCCTTCATAAAAATCAATGCGGTCACGCAATTGAGCTTGCCTTGCATCAAGCGCATCTCTAAATGCAGATTGTTTTTTGGTAGCACCACCACCTCGTTTAATACTATCTTCAAGATCCATTAACTGTTTGGTTTTTTTATCTAATTCGTCTTTGTAAACCTTTATAACATTTTTAATTTTTGCATCATTCTTAGTAAGACCAGCAAATTCCATGTCATCTGAAAATGCTTTAAAGGTATCTTTAAATATAACAATAGCTTCTTTTTGCTGATCGCTAATACCATCCATAGCAATGCGTCTTGTTTCTGGATTTTTAGATTGTGATCTAACATATCGCTTGTAGGTTTCAACAAACCAATCGTCATATCCACTCATAGGATTATATACACTTGCAACGCGAGCAGCCTTGTTTATACCTCTTGTTTGCTGTGAATGTAAGTTACGCATTTGTTCATCAAATCTATAAAACGAACCCTGATATGTTATAGAATCCTGTGCTACAGATTGAAATGCTCTACCACGTCTTGCGCCTTGTGTAGATACAGCACCATTATAGGACATTAGTGCAAAATAACCTTTTATCTCGTCAGTTAAATCTGCACGCTGCATAGCTTTTTGTGATGGACTACCCATCCAGCTTGTAACAGTGGGATCAAAATCGCCGCCAGAAGCTGCTGTATAAAAATTATCAAGCTCTGTTGATGTCTCCCTCCATACATGGCTAAACTTCTCGCCACGAAACAACCTACCCGCTTTAGATGCACTGCTTTGAAAAAATGGTTTTACATATGGCGCACCGCGCATCAAACCACCAAAGCCAGCAGAAAATGCAGTAGTAGCTACTATGTTACTAGCAGCTTCATATGGTTCGTCAGCTACAGCAAATGGCGCACGCCTAGCTTCTGAGGCAACACCAAAAGCTAATCCAGCAGCCGCACCTCTTGTTACAGCCTGACCAAATGTTTTACCAACTTTTATAAATTGCAATCCGGGAATCAACGATACTAATGTAAGCGGGTCTGTAATACCGCCAGCTAACATAGCTGTTAATGGTGCTTCAGATGCCTTACGTCTACGTTCTATTGCTATACGCGCACGATCTTCAAGATATTGAAGATGCTCACTGTCTTTTGCACGAACAAGATCTTCATAATAAGGCAATAAATCTTCAGATATATTAGCTGCTACATTTAAATCAGGATCTCGTTCACGATTGCCAAACAATCGTTCTTCTTCATAAGCTTCAAAAAGAGGCATGTTGTTGTAAGCAACATTAGCTTTATAACCCTCATACCAACTAACAGGAGTTTCTTCGCTAATAGCTGCTGGTATGGGTATAAAAAAATCTCTGCGTCCAAGATCAGTCATCAGACAATCCACGTTTCTTTCTAATAGAAGATATGCCTGTAAATGGTGTTTGATTCTTTATAAGCTGTACATATCTTCCTTCCGCTGCTTCTGCTTCGGCTCTTAGTTCTTTAATAGTTTTAGTTGTACGTTCTTTCATTTTTTGAATTACATATTGGTTGCCAACCTGCATCATTTTACCTTGATAAATTAATGGATTTTTATCTGCATCTACTAAGTTGTATACAGGCAAAGCTGTACCCTCTCTAGTATCTGGTATAAGAAAAACATTAACTCCTAATTTTTTACTATTATTAAGAGAGATTAACCCTAATTTCATTTTAACAGCCGTTTGAAAATCAGACATGGTTGTTTCGTCAGTATATGCACGCTCTGGTGTAAATCTGCTTCTGCCAAGGGTAGGGTGTAAAAACTTGCTTTCTGCAAAAATAGTTTTGTTAGCTTCTTTTAATATTCTTTCTGTTGTTTTTTTGTCTGTAGCTATTAAAAGATCATCAGCATATTGTGTGTAAAACCCTAGTTCTGCTGGTGATGGATCATCTAAAGTATCAGATACAAACCTTCTAACATTAGATTCAATACTGCCTTTCTTTTCACCTAATGCACCATTAACGCGAGCAGTACGTTCATCTTTAGGCAATGCCTGATTCTCTCTAAATGATGCAAAAAACTCTGGCAATTGAGCAGGGCCAATTGTATCCATGACAGCACCAAGCGTT